TATATATTATAAATAGTAGTGTATAATAAAAAAGGACTACTATGTTTGATTTCAAATCTTTTCAAATATCAGAAGCTGCAGCTCTAGATTCTAAGCAGCTTCAAAAACCAAATTCTAATACAGGTGAACCTCGTATAGATATTTTGCGTCGTATTATAAAAGATCAAAAACCACTAGAACTTAAAAAAGGTGGAACATTTATAGTCGGCGATATTGATGACGCACTTCAAAAATTAAAACAATTCGAAACACAACCCTCAAATATTAGTTTTGTAAGCACTGATGGTACCATGGTTCCATTAAGTCAAATGGCTAAATCAAAGGTATTTGGCGGTGGATCAGGTGGTGCAGGTGGTGGAACTGCTAATACTAAATTAACTGAATCTCATCAATGTGTAATGTTACAAGCAATGATGGATAATGGCTTACAAGAAGAAAGTTATTTTGATACAGATATTATGAAAGCGGCTTTTAAAAAGGTTAAAGTTGATGAAAGTGAAAAAAATATTCTTGCTCTAGAAGGTGACTGGTTTACATCATCATATAACATAGCTAAGTTATTAATTAAAGAAGGTTATGTACATAAAAATCATGTCTTTCATAGAGGAAGTAAAGAGATGATTGAAATTTATAAATTAAAAACGAAAGCTTTTAAAAACATGGGATTTAGTCCTTTAAAAGATGATAAATGGAATCCAGGTGATATATGGGCTATAGATAAATCATTTAATATTGATAAAGAATTACCAGCTGAAACTGTTAACGGTTTAAACCAAGCTTTAATAAAACATTTTAATGATAAAAGATTAGTTGGTATTTCATTAAAAGGACCTGAGAAAAAATACCCACCACCAATGAAAGAATTTAACAATCAATATCCACCGGATGCTAAAGTGTTTAAATATAAAGGTGTATTATTACAAGCTGCGACAAGAGGTGATTTCTGGTCATCAAAATCTGCCACTATAAAATTTGATGGCGGCGAAATGACTTTAAAAGATAATAGTCCAGGTGATACAGTAAAAGCAGAAATTAAAGGTAAAAACGCTAGAGGTGGCGGTTTATCATGGGGTCCAATGTCTGATTTTATTAATAGAGAAACAAGAAAAAAGGTACCTAAGTTTAGTAAAGGTATTTTATCAAAAGCTAAAAAAATAGAAAAAGGTGATTCAAGAACAACTAAATTTTTCTGGAGTTTGTATAATTACTTTTATAAGAATGATACATATGAAGATTTCATAGAAAATTTAAAGAAAAAAGATAAGTTTTGGATATCAGCAAAGTTAGGTGCAATATACATTTGTTATATGATTGATAAAGTTGGCGGTAAAAAGGCCGATGCAATTGTAACACATTTTGTAAATTATGCTGGATCTAGAAGCACAGATGCATCCGTATATGTTAAGGTAGGAAAATAATGAAATCATTTACTAATTACGTGCCATTACAAGAAGCAGCAAAAAATACTCATATGACTCATATAGAGGATTTAATTCTTGATGGTGGAGTTAAGGGGGCGCGCCAAGCTATCATCGCACTTAGGTCGTTGCGAGATATGTTACAAGGTAACGCAAAATCTGCAGTAGACGTTACTGTCAAGTGGGACGGCGCCCCCGCCGTATTTGCTGGATTAGATCCTAGTGATGGAAAATTCTTTGTTGCTAAAAAAGGTATATTTGCAAAAAACCCTAAAGTATATAAAAATCATGATGATATTAATGCTGATACATCAGGAGAACTTAATAAAAAGTTAAAATTAGCATTTGATAATTTAAAAGATCTTGGTATTAAAGATGTTATACAAGGTGATTTCATGTTTGATTCTAGTGACCTAAAAACAGAAACAATCAATAGTATAAAACACGTAGTTTTTCATCCAAATACTATTGCATATGCTATTCCTACAGATAATCCATTAGCTAAAGAAATACAAAAAGCTAAAATTGGTATTGTATGGCATACAACATATAGTGGTGCAACGTTTGAAACAATGCGTGCAGAATTTGGTAGAGAAATAGTACCAAAATTGAAAAAAAGTTCTAAGGTATGGATGCAAGATGCAACATTACCAGATTTATCGGGTACAGCAACTTTAACTAAATCTGAAACAGATGAATTAAATAAAAATTTATCTGCAGCTGGTAAGATGTTTAAGAAAATAGCTGCAAAAACTTTAAAAGAAATAGAACAAAATAAAGAATTAAATATGGTAATTAATATTTACAACAATAGACAGGTAAGAGTGGGACAAAGAATTAAAGATACTAAAAAACATGCTACAGGATTAGTTATGTTTGTAAATGATAGATACCAAAAAGAAATTGATAAAAGAACATCACAGGCCGGAAAAGATGTACAAATCAAAAAACGTGATGAATTATTATCATTTTTTAGTAAAAAGAATATAAAAAACTTACAAAATGTATTTGATTTACAAAACTTTGTGATAGATAGTAAATTAATTATTATAAATAAACTAAACAAACTAAGTAAAATTGGTACGTTTGTAAAAACTAAGTCCGGATTTAAGGTAACCAACCCCGAAGGTTTTGTTGCCATAGATCGTATGGAAGGTGGAGCAGTTAAGCTTGTTGATAGATTAGAATTTTCTACTAACAATTTTAGCAAAGATATTATAAAAGGTTGGGATAGTCCTAACTAATATGGGAAACCGAGGATTAAATGAAATCATTTAAAGACTTTCATGACGAGAACTCTGAGTCACCAGATTTATCTGAAGCGATGACGATGGCTCAAAGAATGAAAATGAAACAAGCATTTAAGCGTAATCGCGCTAAAATCATGTTAGGCCGTAAAAAAGCTGCAAAGAAACTCGCATCCCCAGAAAAGCTTAAGTTAAGAGCTAATAAAGCTGCTCGAGAAATTATAATTAAAAAAATCTTAAAGGATAAAAGCAAGGCAGATTTATCATTTGCTGGAAGAGAAGCCCTTGAGAAAAAAGTGGATAAGAAAAAAGCTGCTATTGCTAAAATAGCTAAAAAATTATTACCTGGTATAAAAATAAAAGATAGAGAAAAGCTTAAAAATAAAAGCAATGCTCCTCAGGCAAAAGGTTAAAGATGCAAATTAAAAGTTTTAAACATTACTTAAACGAAAACGAAATCTCGAAAGAAATAACTTTTGTATTTGGTCGTTTTAATCCACCAACAAGTGGACATGATAAATTATTTAATGCGTTAAAAAAATCAGCTAGAAGTGGACCATATCGTATATACGCATCTAAATCAGTAGACTCAAAAAAGAATCCCTTACAATTTAAAGAAAAAATTAAATTTATGCGTAAAATGTTTCCAAAACATGCACGTAATATAATGGCAGATAAAGATGTAAGAAATGTATTAGATATTGCAGTAAAGCTTTATGATCAAGGTTTTACAAAACTTAATATGGTAGCAGGCTCTGATAGAGTAAAAGAATTTGATGTATTATTAAATAAGTATAATAATAAAAAATCTAGTCATGGCTTATATAGATTTGAAAATATAAAAGTAATAAGTGCTGGTGAAAGAGATCCAGATGCTGAAGGTGTAAAAGGAATGTCAGCATCTAAAATGAGAGCAGCAGCTTCTATTGGAGACGTACAAGCATTTACTGATGGTTTAAGACCATTAGGATCAGCTGCACAAACACAGGTAATTGATTTGTATCATGCAGTTCGATTAGGAATGGGATTAAAGAAAGAATCAATAAGACAACATGTAAAATTAGAATCAGTATCAAAGGAAAGAGAAGAATATATTAAGGGTAATCTATTTGAAAAAGGTGATACTGTATTAGTTAAAAAGCTAGACCAAAAAGGTATTATATCTAAACTTGGTACTAATTTTGTAGTAGTTGAAATGGGTCAATGGAAAAAAAGATTTTGGCTAGAAGATATAGAACCAATAAAAGAGTATCAAGAAATGGGAACTAAAAAATTATTAAATACATATAGAAAAGCAACACCTGGACAAGCAGAAGCAGCACAAGATCCGGATATTAAAGATAAAAAAGGAACACAACCAAAAGCATATTATGGAAAAGATGCTACTGGTAAAGAAATGTCTAAATCGACAAAATCAAAAAGAGATGCACATTTCAAAAAACAAGCTAAAAAGGATGATGATAATCCTAATGCATATAAACCTGCACCAGGTGATTCAAATGCTAAAACAAAACCATCAAAACATACTAAAAAATTCAAGCAAATGTTTGGTGAAAATTTATTATCATTCGAAGACTTTAATGTGGATGAAGGTAAATCAGATGCAGCATTAAAGAAAAAGGCAGATAAATCAGGTATGCCATTAGGTATATTAAGACAAGTATTTAACCGTGGTGTAGCTGCCTGGAAAGGTGGACATAGACCAGGAACAAATTCAATTCAATGGGGATTAGCAAGAGTTAATTCATTTGTAACAAAATCAAAAGGAACATGGGGTGGGGCTGATAAAGACCTTGCTGCCAAAGTAAGGGGAAGCTAATGAAAACATTAAAAGAAATAAGATCAAAACTTAGTGAAATGAAAACTAAGGATATTATGAGACAATTTGGTAATGATAGAGAATGGATGGGAATTGTCAAAAAATATAAAAAAGATATAGAAGCCTTTGTTAAATCTAAGGGTAGAAAAACTATGAGTATGGATGCTGAAGAAGCTATAATTGATTGGGCTGTAGAAAATGATTATATGGGTGGCGAAGATGATATGGATAGCTTAGATGATTTTTATGATGAGCATATTTTAGGAGAATCAACTATACGTGAAGCAAAAGGTATGAATATTATAGTACAGGTTAAAGGCTTCAAAGGTAATTTAAAAAACTATGATGAAGAAAGACAAGATAGTGGCGATTCTGATTTAGGTAGTTTATTTGATATTGATACTGATTCACCTGAGATAAAATATAGTGGATCTACAGCTACATATAGCTTTGATGAAGATGAATCGGGTTATAGCGCTGGTGACATAAAAGGTATGTTTCAAAATGCTGTAAAAAAATCTAAAGATTTTAATAAGTATTCAAAATATACTGCAGATATGATTAAAAAGAATCCAGATAAAGATCCCTCAGATTTTCCTGGTAACAAACCACTAGATAATTTTTATGTAGGTGCACATGATAGTAAAATGGTAACACCTGGTAAACCATTTATGTATTCGGTTAAATTAAAATAAGGGGAAGTTGATATGTGTAAATGTTGTAAATGCTGCAGCTGCACATGCTGCTAAATAGGAGTAATTAATGAGAAATTTTAAAGAATTTAGAGAAGATAAAGATATCAAATTTGGATATACATTCTTTGATATGAAAGATGTAAAGAAATTTACTGGTTTAATCAAAGGATTGAAAGGATTAGAAATCTTAAGTACTGATAAAATGAAAGGTGGACAATACATAATTAGAGTACAAGGTCCAAAGAAAGTTGTAGCAAAAGCTAATTCACTTGCTATTAGAACAATGTCTGAGCAAAATTTACTATTAAATCCAGAGCTTAATGAAGCATTAGGAAATGAAAATCCTAGCCATAGATCAAAACCAAAAATGGATAAAGACGGCACGGTACATAACGTTCCAGGTAAAAAAGTAGGTACTGCATATAATATAAAGCCAAGACTCGATGGCAAAACATTAAAGTTTGGTACAGTTGATCATCAAGGCAATATTAAAGTCATGGGACTTAAAGATTTAATAAAGGTTTTAGGATAATGAAATCTTTTAAAGAACATAACCAACAAGACGAAGCAGCTTTAGTTTCTAGTGATCGTAGTATTATAAAAAGTATTTTGAATAGACTAGAAGATATAATGGTAAAGGCTTTGGAAAAGGGTGATGTTGAAATGGTTAATAATATTGCACGTGTTGCTAAATTAAAAGTAACTAAAAAAGGACAAGCTAAGGGAAAGGCGTTTAGATACGACCTTAAGAGATAATGATTAAATTTAAAGAATTTTTTTCAGAAGGACCAGGAAGTAAACCAGAGTCTTGGGAAGCTGGATATAAAAGAAGGGTTGTTAAAACTACAAAACCGGAGCATAAAGAAAAAGGCTATAATTGGAGAATCAAAGGTAAAGATAGGCCTGAGGTTACCATTAAACTCTATAAAAGTAAACCAGATTATAAAGAGTTTACTAAGCAAATGAAAAGAGTTGCTGGTCATGAGTTTGGTGGATAGTTTTAAATCTCATAGAGGTTTAATGGAGGGTGTAAATGATCCCGCCATTTTTAAAGCTGTATTTTTGGCAGGTGGACCTGGATCAGGTAAATCATTTGTGGTAGGTAAAACCTCTTTGAAAGCTTTAGGATTTAGGTTAATTAATTCTGATGATGCTTTTGAAAAAGGATTAAAAAAAGCTGGATTAACAACAGACCCTGAAGATATTTTTTCAGCTCAGGGACAAAAAATAAGAGCTACTGCTAAAGCTTTAACAGGTAAAATAATGATTAGAGCACTAGAAGGTAGAAATGGTATTGTTGTTGATGGTACAGGTAAAGACTATGCTAAGATTAAAAAGCAAGTCGATATGTTAAGAGAAATGGGATATGCTGTTCATATGATTTTTGTAAATACAGATTTAGAAACAGCATTAGAAAGAAATAAAAATAGACCTAGAAGTCTACCCGATAAAGAGGTAGAAAAAATGTGGAAAGATGTTCAAAAGAATATCGGTAAATTTCAAGGTTTATTTAGAAATAGAATGACTGTTGTAGATAATTCTAAGGATTCAAATATTGTTAGTGCTACAATGGATGCGTATAAAAAAATTAAAGCATGGAGCGAAAAAGCTCCTGAAAATGCAAAAGCAGTAAAATGGATAAAGAGTCAAATAAAGTAATGCATAGTTTTTTAGAACATATAGAAGAAAGATTTGGATTATATGAAGGTGTACATGTTCCTTTAGAACAACCAATGATTGAAATAAATGAAGAGCCTGAACTTAATAAACCAAAGCGTTCAAGTGGTAAAAAGAAATATGTGGTTTATGTGAAAAACCCTAAAACAGGAAATATTAAAAAAATAGAATTTGGAGACGAAAAAGGTGGACTTTCTGCGAAAATTAACGACCGAGAAGCAGCTAGAAATTTTGCGGCAAGACACAATTGCGATACTAAAACAGATAAACTCTCTCCAGGTTATTGGTCATGTAGATTACCAAGATACGCAAAAAGCTTAGGATTAAAGGGTGGTGGATCTTACTTTTGGTAAGCCGTACTGGGAAGACGGCAATATAAGGGAGTTTGATCCCAGTCAAGATGACGCGGAATTTGTATGGCATCGTGATATGGAAAATAGAGAAATTGAAATATTAGAAGGTGAAGGTTGGCAATTTCAAATAGAAAAATGCTTACCATGGTTGTTAAAAAAAGGAATGGTATTTGATATACAAAAAGGCGAATATCACAGATTAATTAAAGGAGTTACTCCACTTAAATGTAGGATTTACAAATATGGCAACAGCACAAGAACAAAGAGCTGATCAATCAGCTAGATTAGACCGGATCGAACAAAAAATTGACCAAATGTCTGAGGCAATTATAGCTTTAGCCCGTGCTGAAGAAAAAATCATAACTCTTACAGAATTTGGAAAACAACAAGGAGAACAAATTCTAACTCTTATAAATAGAGTAGATAGGTTAGAACAATCGGTACGCAATAATGCGGCCACTGTTAATATTATTAACAAAATATTCTGGGTAGTCATGGCGGCATCGGCCACTGGGATTACAGGAATGCTTTTTATACAATAGGAGAAAAAATATGAAGCTTAACGATAGTATAACTCAAAGCGTTGCTGCAGCCGTTAGTGACGTTGTCGAGGGAAAAACAAAGATCCAGGAAATGGATCCAAAAAAACATGTAAAACAGGACGAAAAGACTGGAATGTATTGTGTTTATAACAATAAAGGCGATAAAGTTAAAGAATTTAAGTCTAAAGAAGATGCTGAAAAGTATGCTGTTGATAACCATGACGATTTAATGAAAGAATATGAAGAGCCAAGAGCCAAAGGTGAAAAAGATTTTAAAGACAAGCATGTCGTTAAAAAATCTGGTGAATTTAAAGGTGATGGATCAGTAGTAAAAGAAGATGCTAAAAAAGAAGGTAATGCATTTACTAAAGCTTTAATGGCAGCTAGAAAAAATGGTGATGATACATTTGTTGTTTCTGGTAAAGAATACAAGTGTGAAGACTATGATGACGATGGAAAGAAAAAAGAAGTCGAAGAAGCTAGGTCAAAATTTTCAAAATCATTGCTTAAAAAAGCCAGTGAATTAGCACTTAAAATGGGTGGTAATATGACAGGTGCAATTAATAAAATCGAAAAAATGAAAAAAGGTTTATCTGACGACCCTGAAGTAAAGGCAGCATTACAACTTGCAAATGAATCTTATCATGATGATGAGAAAAAAGACAAGAAAGATGTCAAAGAAATGAGCAAGAAAGAAAAATATCAAAAAGTTTTTCAAGCAGCTTTGAAAAAGTTTGGTGTAAAATCGCCAGGTGAATTAGAAGGTGGTAAGAAAAAAGAATTTTTTGATTACGTAGATAAAAGCTACGATGCAGGTGAAAACGAAACTGACTAAATAATTTTTATATACAGTTGTATATATAATATAGTATGAAAGTATTTGATAAATTGACAAATAAGAACTTTACGCTTTTTGCTTCACAACATTATAATAATCCAGAATGTATGGATGTTGAAGAGTTTAAAGACGATTTAAGAAGGTTTAAGTATCTAAAAAGATTACTTAGGCGATATGAAACTACTGGTGATTTACAGGAAAGATTGATATTAAATCACATTATAGTTATCTACAATGTATTTGGTATAGCAGCCGCAAATAAAATGATGTGGTTTAAAGTTGAGGAAGAACATTATTCAACATTAAAAACATTTCTTGTATTTTTGCATTATTTACCAGAAGATTATAAGGTAGAAATACCACTAGATAAAATAGTAATAAACAGACTAAGAGAACTATAATGGGAATTATTTCAAGAACAGGAGACTTATTTTATGCCTTTAGGTTTTTAAAGCTGCTTGTCACACCTTGGGATAAGATGGAAGCATATAATCTTGGAATAGTTGATGAAAACGGTAAAGTTTTAAAAAAGAAAAGAACTACGCCGGAAGAAAAAGCAGCATATACTGTTTTTCATAGATTAGTTTTTAATATTAAAAGATTACTTGGTAAATTACCCTTTGGTAAAACTAAATTAGCGTCTTATGCTTCAGCACTTTTTTTAATTAAAGAAAGTACTGATATATCTGAAGATACAATACATGAAGTATTAAGTGAAATATTTGATGATTTAGAAAATCAAATCGATTTATCAGAACATAATGTAAACCATAAGCTTACACCTGGTACATATTATCTAGTAAATGAAATAGCTTCTATAGATACAGGCGAGATTATTGGATTTATAAATAATAAAGTTAAGGCGAATGACTTTTTAGAACCGGTAGGTGATATATTTGGATTAAATGTATATCAAGTTGAACACCTACAAACTAAGCAAAAGCTTTATATAACAAGTGCGGATATAAGAAAATGAAAAATTTTAAAGACATGTGGGAAGATGCAGCAGCTAATTCAGTAGCTGGTGGTGGTGTTTCACTACCTGCAGATGCCATGGGTAAAAATGTAAAAAAGAAAAAAAGAATATACGACGGACGAACCAAAGAAGGTAAAAAGTTTGTTGAAAGAATTTTAGCGAGAAGAGCTGCAAAACTAGAACAAAATTAATTATGACAAAAATATTGAGTAGTATTATAATGGCGATGTGTATAAGTGGATTCTTATACTATCAATTTTCAGTTGTTCCAATGAAAAATAAATTGGAAGAACAATCCAAAATTATTATAGCACAAGATCTTAGAGATAAAGAACAAAAAGCTGCTATAGAATCAATTCAAAAAAACCTAGTTATTACTTCAGAATCTTTAAAAGGATTACAAGTCAAAAATCAGGCGTATGAGCAAGAAATGACTGAGTATATGGACATATTTAGAAGACACAACCTATCTAAATTAGCTAGTGCCAAACCAGGCTTAATAGAAATAAGATCAAATAAAAAAACAAAGGAGGCTTTTGATGCGATTGAAGCAGATAGTCAGCGTATTAGTTCTCTTAACGATTAGTGGCTGTAGTCTATTACAACAAGCTCCTAGAGAAGTTGAAATAGTTACAAAACCTATTGCAATTGAAATTATACAACCAGTATTACCAAGAGCAATAGACCTAAAAGAACCTAAATGGTATGTAGTTTCAGATACCAAGATAATTGAAAATTGTTTAAAGAATCCTGAAACTAAAAAATCTGATTGTAAATTAGGTAGAGAAGACTTATATCCGGAAGGATATACATATCTAGATAAATTTATAGATGATATAAAAAAGAATCATGGTGGAGATATAGTTTTTTACGCCATGACCGTTGATGATTATGAGCTTATGGCTTATAATACTCAAGAAATAAAACGTTATATTAATCAACTCGGCGAGGTGATTGTTTACTATAGGAATGTGACAATAAATGATGAAAAAGCTGGAGCAGTTGAAATTAAAGTGGAGAATGATAATGGCGACAACTAGAATGAAGGAGCAATTGAGTAAATGGGATAGAGGCGTAATAGCCGCTAAACTTTCTGCAATTGCTTATATGAATGAAAAGCCTGCGATTACTGCAGCAAAAAAACTTGGATTCCCATGGGCTAAATTAATTAGTAGAGATGGGGCCGAGGTATTGGTGGCTAAAGATAGAAATGATTTATGGTTTGCTTTTAGGGGCACACAACCTAATAAATTAAATGATGTCATGGCCGATTTAAATTTAATCAAGCAAGCAGCTAAAGCTGGTGGCAAAGTACATGGTGGATTCCAAAAAGAAGTTAATGATCTTTGGATGGATGTATTATCAGAATTAGAACATAACGATCAGTTAAAAGTTCGAAAAGATGTTTACATGACAGGACACTCACTAGGTGCAGCAATGGCTACAATTGCATCAACAAGATATAAACCGCATGAACTTTATACTTTTGGATCTCCAAGAGTTGGTGGACCAAGATTTATCAAGCATATTGAATGTCCACATTTTAGATTTATGAATAATAATGATATCGTATGTAGAATCCCACCTGCGTGGTTAGGATTTAGACATCATGGTGAAATGATTTATTTTGATAGAAATGGAAATAAAGCTTTAAAACCTACATGGTCAGATTTATTCTATGGTGTAATAAACTCATGGAAAAGATATAAATTTTTCGATGGTATTGTTGATCATGGTATGCCAAACTACGTAAAAGCAATTAACAAGCTTGCAAAAACAGAAAAGTAATGGATTCAATAGCTGATCTATGGAATAACTTAACCTATTTAGATGGAATATTTTTTTCCATCTACATGGGTGTGTTGTATTATGGAAAATGCTGGATAGACCATCACTTTAATAATAAGGAATAAAAATGCATTGGCTATTAATACTAACATTAAAATCTATACTATCATCAATTATTGGTAGCTCTTTCTACCAATGGTTCCAAGGAACCACTATAGGTATATGGTTTCAAAAACAAGTAGATAAGTTCATGGAATATTTTGCAGAAAAATATGAACTCGAACTATTAAAGAAAGACGCAAAGTTCAGAAAGCAGTATCCTCTTGCTGCGCAAAGATTAGATGAAATTGAAAAAAATTCACATCCTTGTAAAGAACTACACGAGTTTGATGCCTACCCAGGCTTAATCAAACGAATTGAAAAACTAGAAAAAAAATAAGTAAAATAACTGTTTACTTTTACCACAACTTGTGGTATAATATATAATTATAAAAATGAATACTGGAATTAATACAATGTCACTACACGTCAAAAAAAGAGATGGTTCACTACAATTATTTGATTTAGATAAAGTTCACAAAGTTTTAGAGTGGGCTGTAGAAGGAATTTCAGGCGTTTCAATGTCTGAAATAGAAATTAAGGCTAACATTCAACTTTATGATAAAATACCAGCTTATGATATTCATGAACTTCTTATTAAGAGTGCCGCAGAGCTTATATCAGAGCATACCCCCAATTACCAATTTGTTGCAGCAAGGCTTATATCATATAAGCTAAGAAAAGAAGTTTATGGACAATATGAACCATGGTCATTACTAGAATTAATTACAAAAAATATTGATAGAAAAGTCTATGATGGTGCAATAGTAAAAAATTATTCTATTGAGGAAATTGATGATTTAAATAAATACATTAAGCATGATCGTGATGATAATTTCACGTATGCAGGAATGGAACAATTTAGAGGAAAATATTTAGTACAAGACCGTAGAAATAAAACCCATTATGAAACACCACAAATGTTATATATGATGGTAGCTGCAACTTTGTTTATGAATTACCCAAATGATAAAAGATTAAAATATGTAAAGGATTATTATGATGCGATTTCTCAATTTTATATTTCACTACCTACGCCAATTATGGCGGGAGTTCGAACTCCTACTCGCCAATTTTCGTCTTGTGTGCTTATTGAATCCGGAGATAGTTTGGATTCAATTAATGCTACTGCTACTAGTATTGTTAAGTATATAAGTAAAAAAGCTGGAATAGGAATCGGTGCTGGCTCTATAAGAGCTGAAGGTGCAAAAGTTGGTGATGGTTCAGTCGTTCATACAGGGTTAATACCATTTCTAAAATATTTTCAGTCAGCTGTTAAGTCATGCTCACAAGGTGGTGTGCGAGGTGGAGCTGCTACAGTGTATTTACCATTATGGCACTATGAATTTGAAGACCTAGTTGTTCTAAAAAATAATAAAGGTACAGAAGAAAATCGTGTAAGACATATGGATTATGCATTTCAGTTAAATAAACTAATGTATGAAAGATTATTAACGGGCGGAAATATTACTTTCTTTGATCCTAATGATACGCCTGGTTTATATGAATCTTTCTTCGATGACCAAGATAAGTTTAAAGAATTATATGAAAAATACGAAAGAGCATATTCTATAAGAAAGAAAACATTACCAGCTCTAGATGTATTTTCAAATTTATTACAAGAAAGAAAAGATACAGGCAGAATCTATATTATGAATGTAGATCATGCTAATGATCATGGTTCTTTTGATCCAAAAAAAGCACCAATTAGAATGAGTAATCTATGTTGTGAAATTGATTTACCTACTTCGCCACTTGAAGCATATGATGATCATACAGGTGAAATTAGTTTATGTACATTATCAGCTATAAACTGGGGTTTAATAAATGAAACGAATGAATTCGAAAAATATTGTGACCTTGCTGTTCGCGCTCTTGATGAGTTACTTGATTATCAGCACTATCCAATTGCCGCGGCCGAAAGTGGTACTAAGAACCGTAGACCACTGGGCATTGGAATTATCAACTTGGCATATTTCCTTGCTAAAAGAGAATTAAAATATGACGAATCAGCATTTAAAATTGTTGATGAATTTGCAGAAGCATGGTCATATTATTTAATTAAAGCTTCTGCAAATCTAGCTAAAGAAAAAGGCGAAATTCCTTTAAAAAACCATACAAAATATGCTCGTGGAGAGTTCCCAAATGATACATATAAATGTGCAGTAGATAATTTGATAGAGCATAAAGTTAGATTACCGTGGGAAGACTTAAGAAAACAAGTCCTAGAAACGGGAACCAGAAACTCGACTCTAATGGCATTAATGCCTGCTGAAACAAGTGCACAAATTAGTAATAGTACAAATGGTATCGAGCCACCGAGAGCTTTAGTATCATATAAACAAAGTAAAGACGGAGTCATGGCTCAAGTCGTACCCGGCATTTACAATTTAAAAAATAAATATGATTTACTATGGGATCAAAAATCTCCTGATGGATATTTAAAAATTTGTGCTATCTTACAAAAATACATTGATCAAGGCATTAGTGTAAACACATCTTACAATCCAGAACAATACGAGGATAATAAGATTCCTATGTCAACAATGATTACTGATCTTGTTACGGCATACAAATATGGTCTAAAACAACTATACTATTTTAACACTTATGATGGTGCAGGAGAAATGACCGATAATGAAACTTACCATGCATATGATGGTGAACCTGCAATTGATGATGATGATTGCGACAGCTGCAAAATTTAAACAAAGGAATTATAATGGCAATATTAAAAAAGAATAAAAAATCTCATTTATTAAAAAATATGTTTTTAGATGAGTCAGTAGATATACAACGATTTGATTTAGTAAAATACCCACAGTTAGAAAAAATAACAGAAAAACAACTTGGATTCTTTTGGAGGCCAGAAGAAGTAGATATTTCGAAAGACAAAAAAGACTTTGAGTCACTCACAGATCATGAAAAACATATTTTTACCTCAAACCTTAAACGACAAATTTTATTAGACTCTGTGCAAGGCAGAGCTCCAAACCTAGCGTTTCTTCCAATCGCTTCATTACCAGAAGTTGAAAATTGGGTAGAGACTTGGTCATTCTTTGAAACGATACACTCAAGATCATATACACATATAATACGTAATGTATATCCAGATCCTTCTTTTGTATTTGATACAATGCTTAATGTAAAAGAAATTTTAGATTGCGGCAATGATATCGCAAAGTATTATGATGATTTGATAGATTGTAATAATGGTCCAACAAATAAAATGGACCATAAAAGAGCATTATGGATGTGTATGCTATCAGCTAATGCACTTGAAGGTATTAGATTTTATGTATCATTTGCGTGTTCATGGGCATTTGCCGAGCTTAAAAAAATGGAAGGTAATGCAAAAATTATTAAGTTTATAGCAAGAGATGAGAATACACACCTTGCTGGAACTACAACAATTATTAAAAAAATGTTACAGGAAGATAAAGATTTTGTTAAGATAGCAAAAGAAATGGAACCACAGGCAATAGATTTATTTACTAAAGTTATAGAACAAGAAAAGGAATGGGCACATTACTTATTTAAAGATGGATCAATGATTGGTTTAAATGAAACTATTTTAGGTCAATATATTGAATGGATCGGTTGTAAAAGAATGAGAGCTCTTAGTCTGCCTTGTCCATATTCTGTATCAAAGATGAATCCTTTACCATGGACAGAAAAATGGATAGGTGGAGGTAATGTTCAAGTTGCTCCACAGGAAACAGAAATTACATCTTATGTGACTGGTGGTGTTAAACAAGATATGGATGATAAAAAACTAGCGGGATTAAGCTTATGAAGGATATTGGATTAGCCATACTTTTATTAATAGTCTCTATGGTTGGTCTAATAACATTTACATATAATAACTTAGAATATAAAGGATATCCAAGTATTAGTTCTTGCACTGGTGAATGTTACGAAGAATATAAAATAAGAGAAGGAACAATTGCAGAACAACTTGAAAAGAAAAGAGCAGAATCTGCAGGTGACCCATTCAGTTCTGTTAGAGGCCTATGGGCTGGTTGTGCGGCATGTCATGGTCAACAGGGACAGGGTATGGGTATGTTTCCAGCTTTGGCAGGAAGAGATAGTGAATATATTATTGACCGACTTACCACATATAAAAACAGAGGTGAAGTAGGTAGAATGAGTTCTACTATGTGGTCACAAGCAAGTTTATTAAGTGATCGTGATATAGATACTATTGGTAAATTTATCGAGGAGACTATGAATGAATAAGTTTAAAGCACCACCAAACATAGCAACGTTCTTTTTAAGAATACCATTATCAGCTA